GTAGAGGGGGGATAAAGGGGGCCATCAAGAGGGGGACCTTTTCTTTCTCTCTCCCTTGCTTTCGTTTTGCTTTTGAAATGCTTTTAAATGCTTTTAAATGCTTTTCGCCGCCTACTGTCGAGCACTGGCTCGGATCCGGCCAGCCGTCACAGCCTGTTAAGCGATACACCCGTGTGAGTTGATAGCCACCCCCGTCTCCTGCAACTGCGGGGCGGCAAATATTTTTCAAAATATGTATTGACAATATCATATTTTATGATATAATTAAGTCATAAAAAGTAAAAGGAACAATATAGGAGGTAAAGTCATGAAACACTATGAATATTGCGTTTGCAAAGACGGCTGGATGATGGGTGCTTATATGGACGACAAGAAGGGAGCCGAGGATTGTGCCGCTCGTTATGCCTCCCAGTATCCTGACAGCAAGGTTGAGATCAAGGTCAATGTTTATGACGAAATGGAATACCGTTATTTCAAGGAGGTCGGTTGCTGATGACAAACAGAGGAGCATACGTGTTTGGCTGGGTGTTCGGTCGGCTCAACGCGGCGGCATATCCGCAGGAGATCGGAGGGGATCTCACCCTTGCCGCTCAGCGCCCGTATACAGCACTCGCCAGAGTCATTTCTGATGCTCACAGGCTTGGCCTCCTAAAGAGGGATCTCGACCGGCAGGTTGCTGAGGCGCTTTGCGAGATCACCAGCATTGACCCGCCCGTGGAGGGAGGGTCTGAAAAGTTCCAGCCCCTTGAAATGCAGGGGGCTTGGCAGTTAGGCTATTTTGCCGGTAAAGGCAAGCGCCCCCTTGCGTCTGTCGAGTTTGATATTTCCGCCGCCAGAAAGGCCAAAGGCTTGACTCAAGCCCAGCTTGCGGATGCGATGGACGTTAACCAGGCCGTGATATCCCGCTGGGAGAGCGGCAAGGTCAGCCCCAATGCCGGGAATTTGGACAAACTGAAAGAAATTCTGAGCTAATCCTGCCGCCCCTCCGGGGGCGGCTTTTTTGCCCTCTCCAGCTCGTGCGCTTGTGGTGCCACCGCCCGCCTCATGCGGCGAGGAGCGGCATATCAAAGTCTCACTCGTTGGACATATCCACACTTCTTGCATCGGTAAGTATTGTGGTGGCTCGTGCCCATTAAGACATCATGCTCGGTGACTTGCGCCAGCAGTTCAAATTCGTGCTTGCACCAGCACCCGCGGAAGTAATTGCAAATTCTTCTAAGCATAAATATCTCCTTCTGGAGCCGAGAGGCGGCATATCATGTCACTTCCGGCTCAGGACTACACCATCCCTTGTCGGCTTGATTTCTAACGTTTTATCAATTTCGTCCAGGTATTTGTCTCTCAGCCTTGCGGTATCCTCAGATGGGTGGATAGTCTGCCTGTAAAATCTTCTTGCTTCGTTTCTATTCAAGCAGATACGGCCGTTTCGATAGGTTGGCATATTTTCACCACCGTTTCAGTTTTGGAGCCGAGAGGCGGTATTGAGCCGCCACACGTCCACGGCGTTGTCCATGGCCGCCGCTTTCGCTTCTGCTGTTGCACTCGGCATATAAAGCACCACCACAAGATGATGCTTTGTCCGGCATACACCGGGCATCTCTGGAGCCACCGGGAGGAATCGAACCTCCAACCTACCGATTACAAGACGGTTGCTCTACCAGTTGAGCTAAGATGGCATATTTGCGCCGTCTCGCTTAGATTGACACACCCTGGTCTCGGCGGCGACATCATGATTAGCCACTCGCAGGGCAGTTTTCAGCGGGATAGCGCCGGGGCAGGTCATAGCTGCCACCGCTTTTTTAGCTCCGCCCCCATGACAGGCGGCTCGCGTCTTACTCTTCCCAGCGCCTAGACGCTCTGGCAATCTGGTGTAGTGTCTTTCCACCGTCATTCGCCGCCAGAGGGGTGCGACCCCTCATGCCCCGAATAGTGGGGTGGTGTTCGACCGGCGGCATATTGCACACAGAGGGGGTGGCGGCAGATGCACCGACGCCACCCACTCTGCGTGAAGGAGGAAAAGGGGGCGGAAAGAAAGTGGGAGCGCGAAGGCATACGCCCCCACACTCCCATTTTCGCATATACCATGCTCTCCGATTCCCTCATGAGGGAATCACAGCAACTTTTTCTGTGAAATAATGAAAAGTTACATTGCATTTGGGTCGTCTGTTCTCCCGAGCAGGTAATCTACAGATACATTGAAATGGTCTGCTATTTTTACAACAGATACTATTTCAGGAATCACTCCATCCCGCTCATATCTCAAAATTGAGTTCTTGCTGATGCCACATAGCTCCGCGAGAACACAGGGCTGTGTCCCTTCCTTCTCCCTCAACTTCTTCAATCTCTCCCGGAACTCGTTCAAGGGCTATCACTCCTCATGCTGTCCGCCCTCCCCGTCGTGGATGGAGCCCTCCGCAATATCCCTTGCCTTTACTGCGTCTGCAAGAGTACGATAAGCACCGATATATTTTTGCTTTCCATTTATGTAAGCATAGGCTTCAAATTTCCCATGTTTCGAGAAGCAAATATTCCGTTCTCCTGTTTTATTTGTTGCCCTCAACCTTCGCTTATTAGGGGCGCAGTTTTCTTTATGCGTAACAAACTGGCAGTTATTGGGCGTATAATTCCCGTCCACGTCAATTCTGTCTATCTCTAACCCTGCTTTATAACCATGCGCAATCGCCCAGTCGCAAAAAGATTTTGGATCGCTTCTCCATGTATCATCCATAGTAATCCCACGCGCCCCATACCATCTGTAACTTTTGGCGTTTGGGTTTTCACATCTTGTTACAATCTGCCCCCACAGGCGATATACATCTGTTCCTTTATACCCATGTGTCCGCATATAGCACCTCTCCATTATCCAGCCGCTTGGCTTTGAAAAGGATTTCTCTCATTGTTTTTCCTCCATCATCGTTAAAGCCTTCTGCAAGCAAGCCTGTATCTCTTCACTGATAGCAGCATTGCTCTTTGCGAATGTACTGTCTAAGTAGTTTTTGTCATGGTAAGCAAGAGTTTCTAGAGCTAACGCAACACGAATGTACTCTTCTGACGTTTTGCATACACACTCAGGGGATTTCATTGGGCACCTCCGATGATCTCGTCCAATGTGGCCCGCCTTATGCTCCTCAGCGTAGGAAACGTTTCATCAAGGTTATCAAGACTGCCCTTATAGTTGTCTTCGTCATCATACATGTAAAATGTCTGTCCCACTATATCAACGTATGCCAATGTTTTAACAACTGGATATAGCACTTTGATAGCCTTCGCCCTCTCCACCTCCTGCTCCGTCCAGCGGGGCTTGCGGGCGATGTTTTCTGGATGATTTATGAGATTGTTAAGACATTCCACAGTGGAGAATCCCCAGCAGTCATTTGATATTTCAATCTGGAATGTCCCATATTTATTGATACGAAATCGCCCTAACGTGTTTCCTCTAATTTCAAACTTTTCTTCTGGTTCAACCCCAAGCACCTCGCAAATTCTCGGCTTGTCCATGTTGGCCTCCTCCTTGATTTTCAGGTACTTTTCGATGGCTTCGTCTAGGTTGGCCTCCTTGTCACGTTCGATGCAAAACCGAATATATTCCTCGATAAACTTCATGTCATTTTCGGCGCCCTTTATTTTCCCCTTCCAGCCACAGGAGGGGCAATAGAAGGTATCTCCACGCCCTCCGTCCCCGCAGTTTCCGCCGCAGTTGGGGCACTCAGCATCCATAAATATCAGGCTACTCATGGTCGGCCTCCTTTCGCTCTCCAACGCTACAATAATCGTCCGGCATCATGTCACGCTCAAAATTGTCACAGTAGACGATGTTGTCTCCCGGTCTGGTGGCATATATACACTCCCGGCACCTGACCACAGGCACGGCGTCGATGGTGGGCAGGCTATCAAACATACGCTTCATGACGGCTCCAGTCACCCCATCACCACCAAAGCACTCTCGTGCATTATCCGCATCAACTAGTCTCATGCTCGGCCTCCCACTGTTTCTTCATGTCTTCGTATAACTCTTCCATCTTTCGATTCCACCCCTTGAGCTTCCACAGGACAAGCAGGCCAAGCGCCATCCACTCCACAGCGGCTATAATTGTAAGAATATCAGCCATCCTGCTCCCTCCGTAGTGCGGCCTCGGCCAGTTCGCGGAGGCGGTCAATGGGGCCGAGAGCACGATATTGCTCCAGCTCTTGCTTGTCCACTCTCAGACCAAATGCTTCACCTTTGAGCTGTTCGATTTCCCCCGGCTCCAAGCCAGTCTCCTCATAGGCTGCGAGGCGGTCAACGTGCGGCCCGTAATCTTCTCTTCCTTCGGCATCGATAGCTACAAACCATTTTCCACCACCATGCCCATTGTCACACCAGTATGTCAGTCTCTCCATGCTCACCCCTCCTCCGACGGCCCATCCCAGGCCGTCCAGTATTGTCCGTACAGATCCATAGAAAACGGCTTGATGTGCTTGCAGTACAGATACCCATCCCTGCACCCCTCTGCAATCTCCAGGCCGCCCCATTGGAGCTGGGCTATCCCTGCGCCCTCAATGTAGATTGCGGTCTCCTGGGTGATGGATTCTAGCTCTACGCGGGTATATTGGTGTCTCATGGCGATACCTCCGGCGGGCGGCGGTATACCTCCGCGCTCAGAATCGGCGCGCGGGTGTTCCATATCTGCCGTGCTTCTTCCAAGTCGTAGCCCGCCGCCATAAACCCACACAGGCATTCAATCATTACGCATGCCATTACAGCCCTGTGCTTTGTGTCTTCACCCCTGCAACCCGGGCATGGCAGTAGCACCCCCGCATCCGTCAGCCGCTTGGCCGCCTCTTTATTCCCAAGCAGGGCTAATTTGATATCATCCATGTATAATTCCCCTCTCTATGTCCGCTATGGCCTGGAAGATCGGGTAAAACTGTTGGGGGACTACGGCGTTTCCGTAACACTGCATCCACTGTTTGTACTGCGGATATCCCCCCACCCAATCGGGAATCCCATCATCCATTCCGCAAACTGGGGGTTGATGTACTGCCCAATACGTTCCGGGAAGATAATTCCAAGGCTGGCGCTCAGCGTTTGTCCGTGTTTTCCGCTGTGCTCCTGTGGTGTCTGCCTGCGGATCGGCTTGAAGTCCTGACTTGCCCTTGGAGATGCCAAGAATACAAACCCTGTATCTTTCATGGTGCGCTCCGACAGCACAAGCCGGAATACTGAACGTCCAGACTTCGTATCCTTCTTTTTCCAAATCGGTGCAAATGGACTCATGTATTGTAGATAAGATGCCATTAACATTTTCGCCAACAACATATCTCGGCCGCAATTCGTCAATAACTCGCAGGAACTCTGGCCATAAGTGCCGTTCATCATTTTCTGCAAGCCGTTTCCCGATAACGCTGTGTGGCTGGCAGGGGAATCCGCCCGAAATAACGTCAACTGTTCGTAGTCCTGTCTTTTCATAAAAACTTTCTCCCGTCAATGTACGAATATCCCGCCAGCGCGGCACGTCCGGCCAGTGTTTTTCCAGAACCTTTGTCGGGTAGTCCGCCCACTCGCACTGTCCGACGGTGGTAAATCCGGCCCACTGGGCGGCAAGGTCAAGTCCCCCGATGCCGGAGAAGAGGGAGAGATGCGCCAGTTTCGTCGCCTCGTGGTCGCCCAGCAGGGCGCGCGTCTTATCGTCCATCGTTCGGCACCTCCTTGATTGCTTTCCACCGCTCTTTACGGTTACACGTCCCGCCGACCGCATCACAAATGCTCTTGGACGCACAGCGTTCACACGGCCCGTTCCGCCTGAACTGCCGTATATACTCTGCGACCGTGCCCTTCTTGTATCCGGTAGCTGCCATAATTTGTATCAGGCTATAGCCATCCAGGGCCATCCGTTCTACTAGATCGTGGGATTTTGATTGCCGCAGCTTCTTTGTGTGGAGCAGGCAGCCAACTCTTTTCGGGTTGCAATCCGGTAACGGGCAGTTTTGGCGGATTGCCGCCTCTTCTGCATCCCGCTCCGTAATCCTGCGCTCCGCGACCGGCTCCATCGCGTCCAGACTGCGCCAGGGTGCCACCGCTCCGCTGATGCCGTAGGGGTCTGCGGTTATCAAAGCTCCATCACCTCCACCTGGATGCAACCGGCGTCATGAAACCCGGTGGTGATGGACTTCACATAGCGCGGGTTATCGTCTACGATGACCCAGCCCTTCATGGCGTCCTCCACGGCTTTTATGATGACCGCGTGATTGGAACAGTCTAGCCCATCGTCAAACAGGAACGTCAGGCTGACGGGGCGCTGGAACACGGCTCGGCGGACGTGGGCCCGCCGCATGGCGGCCAGGGTCAGCGCGTGAAGTTCGTCGGCGTCCTTCTTCCGCTGCGCCCAGTGCTTGCCGGAGTAGTAGGCGTTCAAGCCAAAGCGGCGGCAAAAGGCCGACTTGCCTTTTTTCGTGGGCGGGTATGGTATGTTAAATCTGATTGTTCCCATGTCCAAGCGCCTCCAGTGCCCGGTCCAGGGCTTTTACGATCTCGCCGTGATCATGGGCCAGGTCAGACCAGGTCTCCATAATGGCGCGATGCTTGTCTCTCAGGGCGGACAAAACATCCGCCGCCTTTTCGTCTGTCACTGATATCACCTCGCTGGTATAATCCGCCCCACCGCCCGGTAGAATGCCGCGTCGCACGTACCGGTGCTGGCGTGCCGGTTTTTCGCCAAAATAATTTGCATATAGTCGGGCTCCCACGGGTCGGGCCGCTCCTGGTTGTAATAGCTGTTGCAGTGTAAAAAGATTACGCCATCCGCATCCTGCTCCAGTGCCCCGGTATCCCGCAGGTCAGAGAGCTGGGGCCGCTTATCCTGCCGCTGTGCGTTCTCCCGGTTGATCTGCGCCAGGCAGAGCAGCGGTACTTTGAGCTTTCTCGCCAGCGCCTTGAGCTGCCCGGACACCTCGGTCATAGCCTCATAGCGGTTTTTAGCCCGCTCCTCTGTCCGGATCAGCCCGAAATAGTCCACCACCAGCAGCTTGAGCCCTTTAACCTTCCGGGCCATGTTGGCGATATCGTCCACGGTGGCGCGGGGCTTGCGGTTTGTGTAGACAGGTATCTGGGACACCTTCGAACTCCACTCCGCCGCACGGGCCCGCTCTTCGTCCCCAAGATTGCCCATCATGAGGGCGTCATAGGAAATCCCGGCGGCCCGCGCCAGCCGCTTGGCGGCCAACTGCTCCTCATCCATTTCCAGGGACACGAAGAGCACTGGCCCATTCTGTTGGGCTACCTGATCCGCCACAGCCAGCCCAAAAGTGGTCTTGCCCATGCCGGGCCGGGCGGCCAGAATGTAAAATCCGCTGTTCAGCAGACCGCCGCCCAGCAATCGGTCTAAGCTCCGGTAGCCCGTAGGGACGTAGCCGCCAGAACCGGCGTCCACCCGCTCCCGGTGCCGGTAATAGGCCAGCAAAGTATCCCCGGAGGTAGCCAGCTCCCTTGCGGTGTCCTGAGCCTCAATGGCCTCCAGCTCTCGCTGTGCGGCGGAAATCAGCTCCCTAGGGGTTTCCTCCAGGGTAGACGCACGCTGCTCCAGCTCCTGGCCGAGGGCTACCAAGCTCCGCCGCATGGACGCCCGCCGGGTCTCTTCCGCGTAAATCCCGGCATTGGCCGCTGTGTTGGTGGCCTGCATCAGCTCCATCATGTAGGCGTCGCTGACTGCACCCCTAGCCTCCGCCCGGATGCTCACAGGGTCTACCGGCTCCTCACGCCGGTAAAGCTCAACCGCCGCCCGGAAAATAGCCCGGTTCGCCTCCAGCACGAAATCTGCCTCTGTCAAATGCTCCAGCACCTCTGGTAGACATGCATCGTCCAGCAGGATAGAGCCGCATACCGCGCTCTCCGCCTCCAGCGCGTCAATCGTCATAGACCACAACCTCCTGCCCATCCTCGTCCCGCTCCAGGTGGTAGGCCCGTGGGCGGTATGTCTCCGCAGTGGCTGGCTGCTCCGCCCTCCGGCGGGCCTCCCAGGTCCGCACGGCGGCTTTCCAGTCTACAATGGGCCGCCCTGCGCCGTATTTCCACCCCCGCGCTGCGTAGAAGTCCACAAAGGCCTCCGGGTCTATGCCGTTCCCCCGTTCCTGGCAATAGGCGCGGACTTCTTCCACGCTTGGAGGAGAAAACCGTTTTGATTTCCCCCTGGAGAGGGGGGTAGGGGGAAGAGAACTATCGTTCTCTCCCTCTTCCTCTTCCTCTTCCTCTTCCTCTTCCTCTCTCTCCTTCTCTATCTCCCCCTCCTTGATGGATTGTTCCATGTTTGTTCCATTTTGTTTTTCGTTTGTTCCGATTTGTTCCTCGCTTGTTCCGCCTTTTTTCATTCGGCTTCTCGCTTTGTTCCGACCACTGTCCAGAGTGGGCTTTATCAAAGTAAAAACAGAAAGGGGGACGCCGGAAAGGGAAGGTGTCTCCTCATCCAGCGCATACCCGATGACCGACATGAGGACAGAAGTCTGGTCCCGCTTTGGCAGCGCCTTCAACGCTTCGTAATAACTGCGGTAGAAGGTAAACTGATCCCGCTTCATAAGGGTACACCCCCCTTAAAACGGGAGCTCGCCGTCCTCGTCGGCATCCTCAAAAGGGGCGGTCGTCCGCGCCTTCCACGTGACAGACTTCTGGACTTCCTCCTGCATCCATGTGGGAAGCAGCTTCAGCACCACTTCGGCGTCCTCTGCATCCATGTCAAACTGGATTGTCTCGTTTTCCAGGGGAGGCACGTCCATACCCTTCATCGGTTTGGAGATACCGGCAATCTTGGCGTAGGTGCCGCCATTCTTGCCCTCCTGGTTGACTACGGTAAGCAAACAGGGGGCGTTGATTACATTTGCCAAATTGAACCCGGCCAGCTCCTCCTGGGTAAATGGCTTACCGCGCCAGGCGTCCAGATCATGGCGCAGGGTGGACTTCTCATGGAGGGAGGCGGTGTAGGGCTTGCTGAGCCAGCGGGGCTTGTCCTCCCCGTCCACCTGCACGCGCTCCGTGGGCAGCTCAAAAATAAGTCGCACCTTTTCTTGATCCTTGTTGTTAAAGTCGTTGTGCTGGATGCCCAGATCGACCACGCCCACGCAGCGGGCCGGGTAAGCTCCGGGCTCAATGGGGGCGCTGCCGCCGCCCTTGGTCTCCTTAACTGTCAAACTCATGCTGCTTATCCTCCTTATCAAATGTAATCGGGCACTCGTTCCCCATCCCGTCAAATGGATAGGGCAGGAACTCGCCGGTGAGGGCGCATTGGTGGCGCTTGAGGCCATCCCGGTATTGGATATAGGAGCACCACTGGCAAACCGTTAGCCCATTGGGGAAGTGGACGGCCACTGTGGCCGTGCCGGTGGTGTAGTAACGCACGCAGGTCTCGCGGCTCATACATACCGCTCCACTTCCAGCCCCATCTCCAGCGCCACCTGCTCCGGGCAGTCGCGCAGGGCCTTGTTGACCGCGGCTCGGAAGCAGTCCGGGCAGAGCCAGCGCCCCTCCCACTGGAAGCGGGCCTCGCCGTGGTAGACCTCCTGGCGGCACTTCTCGCAATAAGCAGATGCCGGAGTCGTCTGGCTGTCATACAATGGGATGTGCATTACAGCTCCTCCTTCTCCAGTCCGTTTCCCTGGATTTCGATATAAGAACGGTACATAGATCCGCTTTGCTTCTCCTTTCCTATGGAAACTACATAGCCCAGCTTAAGAAGAAGCGTACCAAGGTCAAGCCAGTCCTGATTGGACATATTTCCATTGCGCTTTTGATACAATTTCATTTGACTTTCCTTTCTAATCGTTATAAAATGTAAATAAACAAATGTTTCCCTTGCCGCCCTCCAGTCTCGCACACCGGGGAGCGGCGCTTTTAATATAGTTCGATTGCAAAGCCATCTTTGATGAGCTTTGGGCGCTTGCCATTTACCTGCTCCGGCCTTATCCCAAGTTTGCTAATTACGCTTGCCATTGGTATGGAGAATCCGCCGGAATATCTCGACACAGCAAAGCCTTTTTTACTGCTTGTGAAATGGAACAGCAGATAATTTCCGGCCTTTCCAATAAGTACATGGGTGGAAACATTGGGGATACACTTTGCGGCAGCAGAGCTTACATATAGGGCGGTGTTTGGGCTTGCCAGCTTCACGTATTGCTCTGTGCCCGTCTTCTGGATTATCTCTTCGTCAGTGCCAATTTCGATAAAATCTAGGGTTTCATTCATTTTCGTTCCCTCCAGGTATTTCGATGACCGCCCACACATCGTCGATGCTCTCCGCGCCCTCCAGTCCGGTGATCTGGATGGTGAGCGGGCCGGTGGGCGTGGGGGCCGGAGTGGTGGTTGCTGCCGGGGTCTCAATGGCTGGCTGTTCCGGTTCCTGGTTCCAGACAATTTCGATCAGTGCAACCAGCGCCAACAAAAAGAACAGGTATACGGTAGTCACGATCAGTTGCTTTTTCATAGGCTCGCTGCCACCAGAATAGCCAGCACCAGCGCCGCTCCGGCAACCACCGCCAGTTGTACCCGCTGGGCCACCGCCTGCGCCTGCTGTACCCGGCGGCGGTAGGCCCGGTAGCTGTACGCCTTTGCGCGCCTGTCGCGCTCGGTTTGTGCTCCCATAATTTTCACTCTCTTTCATTAGTTGAAAAGCTCTGTCTTGAAATCGCTCATTTCGCTTTGAATGGTGCTCGCCACCGCCGTCCGTATCATGTGTACGATGGTTTCGTAGTCAAAGCACGGTACGCCCTCCCGCTTGTACTTAACCAGCCCGCCGGGGCTGATCTTGTATGTAAGCGCCTTGTCCTTGACCGCAATCCCGAAGGTTGCCCGGCCCTCTCTGAGCGCCAGCCTTACCGTCTGTTCCGGCCAGTCTAAATACCGGGCCGCAACGTCCACTGGAACATTGTCATACGCTAGTATCTCAGCGTCCGTTGGGATCGGCGGCCGCGCTCTGGTTCTTGGCCTCATCGTTTTCGCCTCCCTTCTCCCCGTGGAGCCGCTCATGCTCGTCCCAGGTCATCCCATAGTAAGCCCGGCATAGGTCGTCCATGACGCGGCGTGCATTGGTGAAGCGGTTCTCAATCTCCCGCTTCGTGCTGCTCTCGTTGAGCTGTCCATCTTTGGTCATAAAAAATCCTCCAATCTTGCCAGAGGCCGGAGGATGTGATATACTGTCTCCGATACCTCGTAGCTGGGTTACGTGGTGTCATGCCCTGGTCGGTGGTGGTGCACTGGCCGGGGCGCTTTTTGTTGTGCTCCATTAAATTTATGAAACAAGGAAATGCATTGCTATCCAAAAAATCGTTATTGCGGAAAGCACAGAAACCGTTGTCGCATTTATTTCCTCATCAAAGAGCCAGTAAATAAATATGTACCCAATTTCAAAACCAGCAAAAGCTAAAGCTATCCATTGGAACATCCACGGCCCCCACTTTCGTAATTGAGGTATTTGTTTCCAAAGATATCTATCGCATAGTTCTTAGCAATTTCATCTTGATTCTGCTGGCCTTGTAGTGTAAGTACGAGATCAGCAATTTCTTTAGAATCAGCCTCAATGATGATCTTCACCCCACTTACCTCCTTCCCCGCCCCGTCAGGGGCGGGCTTCTTTTTCTCCATTGGTGCTATCTTTCTTCTTGCGTTTCCGCGCGGGCCTGTCCCGCCGCCCCTCAGCATATCCAGCGATATAGAGGAGCGCTTCTTTGGGGAGAAGGGCCAGGTTGTCGGCAATACTCTGGGCATCGGCCAGGTTTTCCAAATTCACATGCATAGTTTCACCTCCTGACAAGCTTTCAACCTGGTACAATAATATATCAACCAAGTTTAAATGTCAAGCATTTATTTCAACCCAGTTGAATTTTTCTCTTGCATTTTGATTATCTCCATGATATACTTCGTTGTACAGAGTAGGAGGTGTAAATAGTGAAAACCATAGCTGAGCGAATTATGGAAGTGGTTGAAGAAAAGGGCGGAAACAAAAGTGATTTTGCCCGTAAAATTAACGTTACTCCAGCATACATTTCCAAATTAGGAAAAGATCCAAACTGCATTCCTAGCGATCGCACCATTGCCGACATCTGCCGTGAATTTAACATCTCCGAGCTCTGGCTGCGTACCGGAGAAGGAGATCCCCATATCCAGAGGGACGAGGACGAGGAATTCCTCGAAGTCATGGAGCAGATCCACATGTCTGATGATGATCTGATTAAGCGGATTATTAAGGCATATTGGTTTATGGAAGACGACGAAAAAGCCGCCATCAGAAAACTGATAGACGGCTTTACAAAAAAATAAGGCCCCGGTTTCCCGGAGCCTTTTTTATCACTTATTATGTAGTTTTTCGAGGACGAGGGCGCGCGTAAGGAGCGATTTCAAATAAGTTTCATTTTTGTTCCGCTCCATGACAAGTTCAATCTCTTTTTTAAGCATATCAACAGTTTCTCCATTCGGCGTCATTTCGCGCCCTCCTCCCAGTTTGTGCCACTCCCAATCAGAACTATGTAATTTTTCTAATTTTGGCACATTTTGTAGCCTCTGTTTGCACTATACGCCCTGTTTACCTTATATTCTGTCAGGTTTTGTCGATGCTGGAAAATTTGTTTCTGTTGACTATTATTATAGAACATTAGTTCCATTTTTCAAGATGGGAATATCACCAAAAAAGAAGTGTAAATTTTCTGTGCGCGTTTGATCGCTTCCGATATAATGCACGGATTATCGGACTTTTGCATGAGCGTAAAAGAACCGCCAGAGTGCGGTAAAATAGAGAGGAGAATGGGATATGGAAAATGAAGCTATCAACGGGACTAACCCAGAAGTCGGCCAGACCACTCCACCCGAATCGCCCAAAAAGTTTTGTAAATATTGTGGCGAGCGCATCGACATTGACTGTGTTGTTTGCCCTAAGTGCGGAAAACAAATCGAGGCGCTCAGGCAAGACCCGTCTCAGGTAATTATCAATAACAATGGAAGCGATTACCCCTATAAGAGTAAAACCGTCGCTCTGCTCCTGTCTATTTTCGTTGGCGGTCTTGGGATACACCGCTTTTATGTCGGGAAACTCGGAACCGGAATTATCTGGTTGTTGACTGCTGGTTGTCTTGGAGTCGGCTGGATTATCGACATCATTATGATAGCTGTAGGCAGTTTCCGGGACAAGGCAGGCATGCCGTTGCAGTAAAGAGAAAGGGTAGATATAGTATGCTGGACGAAAAAGATTTGCAGGCAATCGCGGAAATGATGAAGGGGATGGAATCCCGCATCGACCAGAAGCTGGAGAAGCAGAAGCAGGAAATCCTGGACGAAAGCACCAGACGCATGAAACTACTGCTGGACACGGAGGTCACAACCCGATTTAACCTTTTGGCCGAGGGACAGCAGGCCATTATGGACGCCATCACGCCAAAAAGTGAAATCGAGGAACTGCGAAACGAAGTATCCGTGCTTAAGCTGGCGATCCGCACCATGAATCAGGAAATCGCCGAACTGAAAAAAGCGCAATAAAAATACCGCCCCCGGTGCTGGAACACCAGGAGCGGCTCACATAGGGGTGATAAGGTTTGGCCGCCATTATCACCCCTTTATTTTACCAGAATAGGGGGAAAAGTCAATGAGAAGAGCGAATGGAACTGGAAGTATTGTAAATCTTGGGCCAAACCGCAGAAACCGATACGCCGTCAGGGTGTCGTATTTGGAGCGGCCCGGACTGTGGAAGCAAAAGTATCTATCCTACCACAGAACTGCCAAAGAAGCACAGGAGGCCCTTGACAAATATTTGGCATCTAATATCCCGGCAAAGTCACTCGCCGTTACCTGGGGAGACGTATACAATCAGTGGTCTGCCAAAAAGTATGCAAAGGCAGGAGCTGCCTCTATCGCCAGCTATAAGGCTTCTTGGGCGCGCCTCTGTGTGCTAGAAAAAAAGGATATGTGCAAGGTTACGATTGACGACCTACAATCTATTATTGACCAAGACGAGGCAAACGGATTATCGAAATCTAGTATTAGCAATGACAAAATGCTTATGAAAGCACTTTTTAAGCACGCAACAGAGCGCGATATTGTGTATAAAGACTATTCCGCTTTTGTGGAACTTCCAGGAGTTGAAGCAAAGCACGAAAAGGGTGCTTTTGATGATATCACAATGCGTAAATTGGAGAACCTGGCGTCCTCTGGATTCCCTTGGGCTGATACCGTACTAATGCTATGTTATACTGGATTCCGGGTGTCCGAGTTTTTGGGGCTTACCAGATTCTCGTATCATTCGGAGGAGAATTATTTGCAAGGAGGTCTAAAAACCCAGTCCGGGAAAAATCGAATTGTCCCAGTGCATCCTAAAATCATGCCATATCTGACCAAGTGGCTGTCCAGGGACGGTAAAACTATTATCTGTGATGATGACGGGAATGCAATACCCGCATACAAATATCGGCCTCTTTTCGCCAAAGTTATGGAAGAATTAGGGGTACCCTCCGCCACCCCCCATTGGTGCAGGCATACCGCCGCGTCTAGGATGCGGATGGCCGGTGTCGACGAAGTTGCTATAAAGCGCATCTTGGGGCATTCAGACGGAGATGTAACCGAGCACTATACGCACGTAGATGTTTCGTTTTTGGCTAAAGAGATCCAGAAGGTTTCCTAAGTATTTGTAACTTTCTTCTTAAATATGTGCAAATAGAACAACGCACTAAAAGTTCAAAAAAGTTGCTTTTATTGTTCGCTTTTCTTATTGTTCTAGTATTTTTAGTTCTAAAATTAGATGAACTTTTAATGTGTTTGTAATTCCTCAGAAAAAGAAACCTAGTAATTGCAATGGTTGCAGGATTTTTTGTATCTAGTATGTAGCTAGTGCGTAACTTTCGGTGTAAATATGTGCAAATAGCAAACCGATGAAAAAGTTCAAAAATAGAGGGCGGAGGCTATTGCCCCCGCCCCTTGTTTAGCCCCTCACGATGTACTCATAGTAGCGGGCCAGTTTGTCCTCCGGTGCGTCCTTGTCACAGAGGAACGATTTTGCCATGTCGGCATAGAAATCAATCTTATCACCGACACCGTGTTTCTTGGCTACCTTAACGTAGTCACTATAGACCATGTTGAGGGCCGCCCAGAACTGGACAGGGTCGCACTCAATCCCACGCTGGGCCATGACCTGTTTGGCCTGCTCCAGCGTCCAGTGAGCGCCACGGGTGCCATCCTCGTTGTCCATATTCTTAGACCATTCATCGGCCATCTCCTTCGTGAAAGGGATATAGCCGGAAGCAGCCCCATAACCTGTCATGCGTTCTCCACCTTTTCTGTACGCCATCTCGTCCATGCGGTAGTCATGGTCAAACTCTCTCGGAGTTCTCATTTCTCCTTCTCCAGAGATAGCGAATCCGATTTTGTTCATTGGCCGATTCATCTCCCGTCGCTCTGTGTATGCGCTCCCATCCTCCCGATAGACCGGTGGGACGTAGGGGTAGCCGTAGTGAGACTGAGGGCCGTACATCCGGTCATCCCAGTAGCGGCTCTCTACCCACATGCCACCATCGTTGCGTGGGGCAAAGCGTCCATCAGAGTAGCGACGATAGCCCCGATCCTCCGGCTCCATCATCTCAGAGCGCGGCGCATAGCGGCCATTGTCGTAATGCTCCCGGCCACGGCGGTCACGAAACTTATCATCGACATCGTAGTTGTCGTAGCTCCGTCCGTCGTTGTAGCGGCGATTGTTGCCACTGGACATGAGCATCATCCGAGTAGATCGTTTCATTTTGACCCCTCCTTACGCCGTAGGGGCGGGTGCAGCACCGCCGTCAATACTGGCAAGATTGTTACTGGGAGAGCAGCAGGGCTGCCCCAACATGCGGAACGAGCCGCCGGTGGGGGTAGTCACCACACAGACGGAGTAGCGGGTGCGAGTGCGGATGCCGCAGGCAGTCACCTGAGCGCAGTTACGCTTGGTAAGGGGATATAGCTCTGTCCCCGTACCAATAGTAATGTACACAGGTGCATTGATGGTAGTTGTGGCCGGGATGGACTGAGCTACCACAATACAATACTTTCCGCCGTTGTTGTAGGCGCCGGCAGGCAGATTGATTTCAAGATTCCCTCCAGTAAAGGTGACCGCCTGGCTTAGCACCAGGTTGTCGCACAGTCGGCAAACAGGCTTACAAGACATAAAATACCTCCAAAAATCAGGGGCGGCAGACACTTAGCCCGCCGCCCCGAAATAGTCACGGCAAAGCCGGAAGATCAACTTACGAGGATTCCTCGTAAGTTTAGCAGCCACAACCACAGCCGTTGCTGTAGGCCCCGCAATAGGGATAGGGGGCGGGCACCTGGTAAGCGGGCACGGGCATGGGGTTGATGCGCCGAATCAGCTCAGAGGTCTGAGCGTCAGACATGGCAGCAAGATAAGAGTTCTGTGCGGTCTGGCTGGCCTGGAACTTCAACGCCTGATTCTCAGACTGGAGGGAGGCGATCTTATCCTGAGTCAAGAAATTCAGGATTTCACGAGTACCAGCGTTCTGGCTGTCAATAATATCTCGTGTGCTATTCTGGATGGTATTCTGGATGGCGCAGGTGTTGGTAGCCATGTTGTAATTCACGCCGTCGATGGCGCGCTGGGTCTGGCAGCAGCAATCCTGAGCCTGAGCGGCCATGTTGCACATCTGAGACTGGACGCCGTTGAAGCCCTGGAGAAGTGCCACATTGGTGTTGTTGAAGCCGCTGGTGATGCTGTTGTTCAGGGCATAGGTGCTGTCGCAGATGCCCTGCTGGATAGCGGAGATACCGCGCTCAACGCCATTGAACGCAATGGCCTCGTTCACATCGGCACGGGTGGCTAGGCCCTGGAGGCCGGGATCGGTGCTGGCACCGCCACCGCCGAAACCACCGAAGCCGCCGCGGCCCCAGCCAAAAATCATGGCGAAGATGATGATAGCCCACCAGCCATCGCCACCCCAAAAGCCGCCATTGTTACAGTTGCCGCCGTTGGAGTCGGAGCCAAGAGCATAGCCAGTCGCAAAATCGTTATCCATTGTATATACTCCTTTGTCAGTTATTACATCGGGGCCGTACGCTCCCCGGATGTTTCCAAAGAGCGGTTTTTTGTCAAGACACCGAAAAACTGAAAAGAAGTGCTCTATTTTATTTCATGGGTATACCTAGTTGTCGTGCAATTTCCTCAACGGAGGTTCCCCTCTGTTTTGCCATGTTTTCCGCAGTCTGGCGAAGCTGCTGCGGGTTTTTCCCTTGAATGAGCCGCATAGCTTGAGCTGCCTGCGGATTCTGTCCAGCCATCTGCTGGAGCATTTGCATGGGATCCCCGCCGTTCCGCGCCATCTGGAGCATGGCCGTCATGGGATTATTCATCGGAGGCATCATTCTTTTTCCCTGCCTTTCCACCAGAAGCGGGCTTTTTCAGCCGTTCTATCTCGTCCTTCAAATTGTTGATGGTGTCCTTCATGTCCATAAATTCATCCAGCGGTGCGAAAGCAGGGGCCGGATTCTCCGTCTGTTGTTCTTTTGCCTGCTGTTGACCGTGGAACTCAAACACATCAGCAGCTCCGGTATTGGTATTAAAGCGTTTCATATAGACCACATTATGAGCGAGGTCGGGGAAAAACATAGGGGCTCCCATGAAGTCAACCGGAACCCCCAGCGCTTCTTCTCTGGAGGCCACAGGACGGCAGAAAAAAGCGGGCTGTGTGTTTACATTCCCTTGCGCCTGAATGGTCTGTGATGGTTGCTGAGTAGGTTGCTGGGGCTGATATACTTGTGGAGCCGGAGCAAACGGGGTAACAGGATTGTAGGCCCCATAAGCCGGGTATGTGTAATTAGGAAACGCCATACTGACGCGCCTCCCTCCCCGCCTCCAATGCGGTTACGTAATCCTCTAGGCCCTCGTCATCTCCCTGTGCCATGTACCACATCGCTGTTTCAGCGGCACAATCACGGGACATGCCAGCGGCTACCATCCTCTCAATCAAAGTCATCTCAAACACGTCCTGTCCACAAAAATAAGGAGTCCGTGAGGAGGGCGGCGACGTGTACCAACCCTGTATCCTCACGTCCTCCATGTCTATATTGTCGCATAAAATAACCCCGGCTGGGTTCGGTTCCAGTCGGGGTTATGTACGTCTTATGTACGGATTGTGTATAGCTTGGTTGCAACGTCGGACACGCGGGGCAAGATGTTCTTGATGTGGTCGCCTACCGTTGCCCTACGCCATCCAAGCTCTGCCGCAATATCCATCTGCGGCCATTTTTCGATAATGTACCGGCGGGCTATCAACTCATCGTCTCGATACAACGAGGCCTCTTTGATGGCCGTTTCCAGCTCAGAGCGCAAGAGTTTATCCAATGGTTCCGGTAACTTCGCTCTTGCGCTCATTCAGTCACGTCCCTTCCGGCGGCTCCGTGGGCAGTTGTTTCAGGGCCTCCACCAGTTTTGCCGCCATTCCGTTCCCGCCTAACGCCTTGTAGGCGTTGTACATGTCCAGCACGTTTTCCATGCCGTAGATCGGGATATAACGTTGTTCGGAGTAGTGGTTGTACTCGGCAATGATTTCGCGCCTGAGGAGGGCCTGCACGCCCTGCATGAGCGCGTCGCTCTTTTGGTTATCTGCCTTGACACGTTTCCGTTCCCGCGCGGCGACCGCCTCAATGATTGCCACCAGGACGACCGCCGCGCCGGAAATCAGTGGGCCTACCCACTCCATGGGCATCAGCCCTCCTTAGTCAACTGCTTATAGACCTGATTGATACCAGTGGCCGCGAGGCCGCTCACAATGCCTACGGCGGCGGCGGTCAAATAGTCCGAGGCTGGAAACTCAGGCATGATAAACATGCCGAGGATGCCAAGCGCCGCGCCAAACGCACCGCAGATGATGGGAATCCACTTGTTGTCCAGTCCAGTGGCCTTGACCAACTGCCCGACCAGGAAGCAGATCACAGTGATAACCGCCACTCCGGTGATGCCCAAAGAAGAAATGTCCATGCTATGTACCTCCATCAAATCAGATTAAGCCTGTCCAGCACGACGGCCAGCTCCTGTCTGGTTACAGGGTCTTCGGGTCGGGTACCGTCCAGGATACCGGCCTCTTTCGCGGCCTGCCACGCTTCGTCGCGCTCCTGTTCCCAATCGCTCACAGGTTCATCCTTCTTCCAGTTCACGTTAAGATAAGTGCAGATGCCCTTTGCGGTGGCCTCGGCCAGTTTGTCCCGGTACTTGGTATCTTTGAGATACTCCACGTCGGTCTTATTGGTATGGAAGCCGTACTCAATGAGTGCGGCGGGGGCGTCCGTCTTGGCGAGCACGGTATACATCTCGTGCTTAATGGGTTCGCTCCGCAGAGACACCCCGGCGGCGTGAAAGGCGTTGACCAGGCCGGAGGCCAGCACATTGCGCTGTGCCGTCATGGGCCCGGCGCTGGTGTAGATCTCCAGCCCGGACGCGCTCGACCAGCCCCCCTCCCCGGCGGCGTTGGTGTGGATGCTCACAAAGCAGTCCGGCGTTGCTTTGTTGCTGATGTCGGCCCGCTCCGTCAGGCTGGGGTAGTTGTTCGCGGTCTTGGTGAGCACCACGCCCACCCCCCGGGCCTCCAGCAGCGGTTTGATACGCTGGGCCATGTCCCACGCGAACTCCCACTCCTTGTAGGTACCGTCCGGGGAACCGTTGACATTGCCCGGTCCATGTCCGGGGTCGAGGCATACAGTATGCTTGCTCATAGGCTTGTCCTCCTCCGGCGGTGCCTGCCCCGCCTGCTTGAGATACACGCAAATCCAGTTATGCACCTTGCGGCTGGCGGTGATGCGCTCTCCGCCAAAGTCACACTGGCTGGAGCCGCCCCCGTCCAGCATGACGGCGGAGGACCAGCCCAGCCCGGCCAGCTCGTCCCGCAGAGTTTCCGGCGTGGCTGCGTCTCCGGTCCCATCGCCAGAGCAATAGAGGGCCAGACTGCCACCCCGCAGGCCGATGGCGCTCCGCCCCCTCTTGCCTCCCTGGGCTGAGCCGTAGGAGGGCTTTCCCACCGGCTTATCGGAGGCGACGAGGGCGGTCACCGCAATAAAGTTATCCGCTCCCTCGTACTCGGAGGTCATGTGGATGTCAGGCCCCTTGTCCCAGGCGTAGCCACTCGCCCTCCAGGGCGTGCCGGAGCGCATTACCCCGCCCGCTTTAAGCAGCGGGCAGGGGGTGCCATCCGGGTTCCACATGCCTCCATTGAGCACGTAATGGGCCTTGGTCTCTGCCTTGACCTGAGAGAGCGTCTTGCGGCAGTTGGTGACTCTCAACTCAATCCGCTCCACGGACGAGAGTGGGACGTATGTAATGAGCTTACTCATTTGATTCACATCCTTTTATCCAGCGATCCCGCTGTTGATTACTGTTCCGGAGCCAGTAGCCCGGCCAGCTCCTGGTACTCCTCCGGGGTGAGCCGGTCGGCGGCGAGATAGACATCCATCTTGCCCTGGAGGCCGTCGGTGCGGCCCCGGTCAATGAGCAGCTTGCAGAGATTAAATACCGTGTTCATGTCCTTCCCCTTCCTCAAACAGCATTGGTGGTGATTTCCAACATACAAAGTCGTTCCTCGTGCTCGGACAGCATGTCCAGAGTGATGTCCTCTGCGGAGGGCGGCTTGGGCTCCGGCTCCGGCTCGGGAGGCCGCTCAGTAGGCGTGATGCCCACCAGCTTGTCCCCCTCAATCTGGAGGTCACACCAGCCATAGGTCGCCCACACCGCGTCATGGAGGTGGGCGGGCACCTCTATGTAGCCCTCCAGCCAGCAGGCGCGCCGCCCGCTCTGGCTCTGGATCGGGTGCTGGCCGGTCTCCAACGGGTCAATTTGGATGATGGTCATATTTAATTCACCTCTTATTTCTAAACTATGGCGTAGTAGTGATATACAACTTGAGATAAATTAAGCTGCACAGTTGCTGCATCAGATGGAGTATAGTTATAATACCAACTGAAAGTTTTTCCATCCGCTGATTTTTTACCGTAAGAATCTCTTGAGTTGCTAGAGTAGAAAAAACCAAAGCCGCTTGTATACTCAGTAGGGATAATGCTGCCGGGAATAATGACAGAAGTTTCGCCAGTACCAGAATTGTCGATACTTTCATACGAATCTGTATATTGCCTACCATAAATACAGAGTATTTTAAAGGGTTCGGCTAAGGTTATTTGATTAGGGTTGCTTTTGCCTGATTTTCCTGTCCCCACATAGCTCCCCAAAATAACCCTCGCCCCCGCGTGCTCGTCCACGTACTGCTTGTTGGCGGCGTCGTTTGGACTTCCCGGCAATGACAAGTTTTTGATCTGGCCGTTATGGAAAATAAGCGACTTCTGATCATTGGAGTTCTGACCGAAAATGATCGTATCTGCGAGAACTCTAAGTCCCCACGTGGAATCAAATACAACCTGTGCTCCGTTTTCACTCCCAATATATAAGGCACTCCCACTAGAACTATCTACCCCTAATATAAGGTTGCCAGTTACTACGCCGCCAGCCAGCGGCAGGAATGGAGCACTTTGCATACCAGCCAGAGCGGTGTTAAACTCCTCTTCGGTTCCGGTATATCCTTTCTCTTTTGCCGCCTGATAGGCGGACTTTCCAGGTGCACCATCCTTGCCGTCTGCCCCTGGAGCTCCGTCTTTGCCAGGCAGTCCCACCCCGGCAACTTTTTTGCCGTTTACAACGATAGCCATGTGCTACACCTCCACCCATTGCCACATATCCGGGGTATCCGGGGCCCACGTGCAGGGAATCATGTCCCCGCCCTCTGCCACCTTGTAGACCTTGCCGTTGTAGCTGTAGTGCTTACCCGCATGACAGTCCATGCCGTACACCCACGGGATGGGGTCGTCCACTGTGCCCGCGTGCTCACGGTCAATGGGCCGGTAGATGGCGAGCATGCCGTCGTCGTGCGGGGGCATCTCCTCTTGAGGCGTTACCGCCTGCACCACCCGGTAGAGCTGGCCTTCGTCGTTGAGGATGCGTCCCGCAGGCAGTTCCTCGCCGTCTGCCAGTACCACCGCCCAGGTGGGAAACAGATCGGGCATGTCCAGGGCGTAGGTGTCGGGGATAGCCGTGCTGGTGGCCGCATAGGCCCTCATAGCGGCGGCGTATTGCGGAGTTAGTTCAGGCTCCGGCGGTCTATTGTCCGGGGCGGCCTGTCCTGTTTCGGGGTTGTAGCGCCACCCCTGCTCTACATCGTCCTGTACCTCTACACAGCGTCGTGCAAATGCCTCGCTATACCACTTCTCCGGTGGAAGTGCGTATTCCGGGATGATTTCGCGGACAGTGTTATCCTCATTTAAATAGACTGTTTTCATCAAGAAATACCTCTTGCGTAAATCGCCACATATCCATCGCCGCCTTTGCCACCTATGCCGCTGGGCTTATACTCGCTGGAACGAAAAGTCCATCCCGCTCCACCACCTCCTCCGCCACCACCGCGGGTACCGTTTTTACCCATTATTGCATTGCTCTGGCCGGTAGCTCCAGCGCCACCATTACCGGCTCCACCGTCACCGCCATTTCCGCCGGGAGTTGGCGGATCATTAAGACTAGGATTGCCCCCTCCGCCACCTCCGCCACCGAAAGGTTTAAACCCAACAATAGAAATAATAGGCCCAGCATTGCCATCGCCATCGCCATTGTTATTATGGCTACCACCACTACCACCTATCATGAGCCAACCAGGAACAATCTCATTGGGGGCGTAGCCACCACCCATGCCACCAAGATTGGCTATTCCACCACTGCCACCAGGTACGGTAATACCAAAAGCGCTACTGCTCCCACCAGCGGAGCCATTATTAGTGACGGACGGTCCCAAAGAAGAGACTGCACCAGCTCCACCAGTTCCAACAACAATATTATTGTTTTGAATTGTACTGCTATCCAAAACATGGAAACACGCTACGGCCCCACCCCCGCCGCCACCTCCACCGCGCTCTCCACTCGAACCTCCGCCTCCTCCAGCACCAACCACAATCACAAAAACATCTGTATATTTGCGGTCGAACGTATGGGTAAAGCTCCCCGGCGATGTGTATTCCTTTACTAGGCTATATCCGATTGAGCCAAGCACCTGTTCAACACTCGTATCCACGTACCGCTTGTTGGCGGCGTGGTTTTCGCTGGTCGGTAGCCCGCTTAAAGTGAGAGGCCCCGTCATAGTCCCGCCAGTCAAAGGCAGATACTCGCCTCCGCCCTTCCCCGCCAGCTCGTCGATAGCCTCTTGCACATTGGTGGCCTCCAGGCCGCTGCCCGTGTTGCTGTAGCCCACCTGTTCGGCGGAGAGGCCGCCGCCCTCTCCGTCTTCTGTCACCTCAATGGTGTACGGCCCTTCGCCCAGGCTCTCCCCCATCTGCATCGTGCCGCCGCCGGGTATTGAGAGCCAGGGCGCAGCCGTGGCGATAGCGGCTAACTGGGCGGCGTACTGCTCCAGTGTGGTGCCCGACGGCGGTTCTACTCCCATAGCCTGTAGTGACGCTGCGATACTTGCCTTAGCGGCGGACAGCCGGTCGATTTCGCCCTGAATACTCATACCACGCCTCCAATCAGATTGCCGCAAGGGCCTCCTCAATGTCGCCCGTCAGGCTCACCGAGCCCCCAGTGGTGTAACCAGCAGGGACGGCAAAGGAGGTTGTGGTCAAGCCGTCAATCTCCCCGGAGACCGCCCCATTGTTTGCCATTGAGCCAGTGACCTTCGCGCCTTTTGCGTAAGCGGTCTTGCCATTAAGGATATCCCCGGCAACCGCTGTGCCGTCAGAGGTGTCCACATAAGCCTCCGGGATGGCCGCTACCTCAACGGACGTGAGCACCTTCCCGTCCGTAGGCTCTACCGTTTGGACAGACTTGTTGGGCGTAACACTCTTCGTCTCCGGGGTGATCTGCACCTTTCCTGTCCCGCTGTGATACCCCTTCGGGATGGTGTAAGACAGTTTTTCCGGGGTCAGTGTTTCAGTCGCCGCCCCATTGTTTGGCATGGTACCTGTGGTGGTCTTGCCTGCCTTGTCCACAAACACCTTGCCAGTCAATACGTCAGCGGCGGTAGCCGTAACGGCGGATACGTCCTGGTAGTTCCCGGGGATGGCGGCTACTGTCACATCGGACAGGCCATAATAGCCGGGGTCGGGCGTCACATTCTGCTGGGACTTGGTTGGCGTGACAGTCTTGCTCTGGAGGTTATAGTTTCCGCCACCGGACACCCCTGACACCGTGCCACTGCCGTTGTGGTAGCCTTTGGGGATGGTATATGTATCGCCCTCTTGGACAGTAGCAGATACCGCTCCTCTGTTCTCAATTCCATCAATTTCCGTTGCCAGCTTGGTCAGATCGTCCGTGCTTGTGCCGATGCCCAGTTCAACGGCCTTTGACCTGATAGTGTTCCGCGCTGTTTGGATTCTGCTGATTTCAGTTGCTACACTCATACTTTCCCACCTTTCAAATTGTCCCTAACAGGATTTCGATATTGCCTACCGTCTCCTGCACCGCGGCTGCGGTAATGGGGAGCGTATTATCACCCTCGTCAAAGCCGCTTACTGTGTCCACAGATAACGTCCTTGTGTCTCTGTCCAGCTTTAGCCCGTGCCCGATGTTGTAGGATGTACCTCCTCCACCCTCCGGTAAAGGGATATCCGACGCCTCGTACTGGCCGCTATCCGGGTTCCAAATCTCCCAAAACCCATCCAGGCCGGGCCTCGGGGGATGCTGGTTTAGGTCTGTAATGCGCTCCTCCATCTGCTCAAATTCGGAGGGCAGGGGAGGTGGGAAAGCGTCTACGGCGTTAATGGAGTCATGAACCGTTGCGTAGAATATATTACTGTGCCGCACCTGCTCCCCGAGGGTGCCTCTGACTTGCATTAAATACTGGCCGTCATCAGCCAGCACGGAGGCCGTCAGCAAGGCGGAGTACACTTGCCCGACGCGCTGGAGCTGGATAATATTCTTCTGACCGCTCTTCTCCACATCCACCTTTAAGTCCCACTCGTCTGTGAGGTCGGTGGAGATTTCGAGGGCTACAACCTCATTGTCGCCCTCAAACCCGAGGCAAAATTTAGGCGGGGTACAGATATACCAATCCGTCATGATGAGCATTATGTTTCGCCCCCGTTCATCAACCGTTCTGTCACTTTGCCGTCCTCCAGCTTGTACCGGGGGATGCCGTCCTCGGTGTAGATGGGCCGCGGGAAGTAGTGACCTTGAGCGTGGTGGTATTTGTCTCCGTAACCTCGGTCAATCTCCGTGCCCCAATCCCCGCTCACAAAGGCGGAGGAATTGACGGCGGTGATGCGGTTATGTCTATCGGTTTGGACATAAACAATATAGTTTAGGTCAGGTGTCATTTCGGCCATAATGTACTCCCTTATAGTTCCGCGGAATTATAATATAGGGTTTGTGCGTTGATTTGGAGTTGACCTTGCGTCGGGTCAATGCGCATTGTCGGGCGGCAATCCACTGCTTTAGCTGGTCGTTTATCGGCCGCACTGTAAAGTTGAAAATACCTCTGGCATTTCGCTAGCTCCTCGGCATAATCCGGCGTCTCGAAGAGCTGCCAGTTGCCTTCCTCGTTTTGGTAGGCTAGAGTTTGGCCGGAGCCAAGTTCTAGCTTGCCTGCAATCAAATTCTTTTCAGTATCCGTTAAGATTGAAAATTGAACGTTTCCACCGGCCAAACCAAGCACTGCAATAGTAATGCCGTTTCCCTGATAAGCATTGATACCTATATTTTCGCTAGTCGCCACAGGGATTGTAACAGTACCGCTAAACAATCCATCCGTTGCTAATATCGAGGCGGTGACAACTTCACCCTGATCAACATTTTGCGTGATCTGGAATAGATCACCTACATTGTTGAGTGTCAGATAATCATGGGCAAGCGTAATTACAGATCCAGGTTTGCCGCATTTCCAGCAATCAAAAATAGACCCATATGACGTACTATAGCTCGTCTTCCCCCTCTGGTTAACGGGAAACGACCCGCCGCCCTGCTGGGAGCCTCCGCCCACGAAGTACCAGTTATCCAGCAGGTTCCGGCGGGTGCTGGAGCCCAACAAGGCATCGATCTCCTCACCGCTGTATTTGCTGGTGTAGTATTCGGTTGGTTCTTCTGCCGCTTCTCTGGCTGATAATTTCCGCTCAAGTGCCGCTACACGCTCCTCCAGAGTCAGTTCCATTTTCTCACCTCACACAATTAGCCGACGGCCAAGCTTGTCCAGAACAACGAGGCCATTTCTGTCTTTCACGGGGCCAGATACCTTTTTTTTAGGTGCGCCATAGTAAACAATTACACATCCATCCGCTCCGTCTCCGCCAGCTCCTCCTTTACCACCATGTCCACCAGAAGAACCATCCGCGGTTGTGTATTTGGTGTATGTTTCCCAAAGCTGAATACGAGACCCACCGCCGCCGCCGCCACCGCCGCCGCCATTTCCTCCGTCTCCTCCGCATCCGTATAGCGTAGCTATAGACTTTGAATCGCCTGATGCTCCGTTTCCTCCAGATCCGTAAGAAGATGGATTTTGGTCGTTTATCCCTCCTTGCCCTCCAGGAGAATTATAAGAAGAGCCACCGCCACCACCGCCGCCGTATCCTTTTTGCCATGCAATTCCATAGTTTGGACTTTTGTTTGTCTTATAACGATATCCAGGAACGTCTTTAGGGTTTTCTGTGTAATTATTCCCAACAAGTTCTTCTATACGATACTGTGAACTTCCAGACCCAACAAGTGTACAAAAATAATTAGGGCTTGTACCTGTTGCCTTTATGGTAGCAGATTTAAAGTCGCTTAGCCTCCACTCTCCAGTTTTTGTGTCAAAAGACGACTTTGTATATCCAGAAATTGTTTCTCCGATTGTAAAGCTTGCGGATGAAGATCCCCCATCAACTTCACGCCAACTGTGCGGTGTAGAGCCTCCACTATAACTTCCGGCTTTGCCCCCAGCGCCACCAGGTATATCTCCTGAATTTTCTCCACTGTCACCTTTCAATAGTTCATAGGCAGTTGATTCCCCTCCGTTTCCTCCATTGGCTCCATCGGCTCCGATGTCTCCTGTTTTTGCATAAGTTTCTTTTGTTATGATGTCTGTGTATCCGGCACCTGTCGAATCTCCATCACCACTTGAATAAACCATCCCACCTATCGAAATAGTTGTTTCTGTCCCGATAGATCCTTCTGCCCCATTAGCTATCCCTCCAGTTCCTCCAGCCCCACACTGGAATTGAAGGGTCCTATCATCTCCGATTTCAAGATCTACTGTAAGAAATTTGCCCCCTCCTCCTCCGTGCCCCCCATTTCCACCAGATCCACCTTTCCCAAAAACTCCAATGCCAGTTCCGCCATTCGAAGCACTAGCAGATGCACCATCATCACCAGGTTCTCCGTCCATTCCGGCTTGACCTCCGTTACCAGCTCCGATTACGACAACACGCACATTTACTGCCTGATCAGGTATTTGCCATGTACCGCTACCGGACAAAACAATTCGATTTTCTAATATCTCAACGTCCTCCGTCTGCGGTGGCTTATATCCAACAAGCATTTTTGAAGTTGACTTTAATGTATTTGAAATGTTAATATCTTCTATTTCAATGCAGGCCGTAACTGGTTCTTTGTTATATGGGTCCCACGTCAACACACGGTTTCCTGTTGATTCCCCTTTATAGACAACTGGTGCTTGGATAGATTGAGCATGCTTATAGTAATTTTTCATTCGGTCTGCGACAGCCGCAGAGTTTATGAGCGATACCAACGTAGCATTTTCAACCTTCTTTACATTCGGCTCTTTGGCTGAAACAATATCACGTATGATTTGGCTTTTGTTGTGTGTATACTTTGTTCCAGTAAGCCTTCCGGAACCTGAAGATAGTTTTGCGTAGTTGGCTCCACTCTCTAAAATAGTAAAGCCAGATGCGGATAGATTAAAAACAGGCTCTTCAAATGTGATAATACTGCCTGCTTCTGTGGCCCCTTCAAAAAGTGTAGATGACTCACCAGATTTTATATATTGGTGTTCTGTAACAATTACTTGGGTTACTTTGGCCGCGTTAGTGACGCTCGGGCCCTGATACATTCGGTCTAAACCAAGGTTCCCGCTAATTCCATCCCAAAGGGCCGCAATCCGAAGAACTCCATTTAGATCAGTTCGAATAGTTGCGCCAATTGCAAATAGAACCTGTGACAAGTTATCCCTTGCCGTAGCGATAGGTAACCAACCATACAATTTTATGTCTGCTAAATTTGTTTTTATCTCGTATGGTATTGTGCCGCATATGGAAGCAAGAAGTTCGGATGCAGTCTCTCCAGAGTAGATTCCTCCATAATGCTGATTTTCAGATAAAAGCCCAATTGCGCTTGTTGCAGATATCTTATATGTATTAGGGCCATTCCGGTCAATGGATTTCACATAAAACACACCGGTCTGAACGCCATCATAAAAATAAACAATTGGAGCGTTTCTCTCAAACTCTGTAATTGTTCTGTCCTCAGTCTCAATTACGACTGATAAGGTATTGGCTTCCAGAGAGGAAGATAGAAGAGATGTTGCAATATGAAGATTTCCGCTTTTAATTTTGTTGCCCTCAAAAACTCTGTCGCCATACACAATTTTGTTTTTGTTTGCCATCGCCTATCCTCACTTTTTACGGCTTGACCTGTGCGTCTATCGGGACAAAGCTTACCTCTATTTCTCCCCAATAATTTACGCTACCTTCTACCTTCTCCATGTCTTGAGATGCGCTAGTATAATACGCCTCGTAGGAGATGGTTGTCTGTCCGTCCGCTGCCTCCAACATAACGCTATCATCGACTGAGTGTTGGTACAGATAGTCCCAAAAGGTATCCAACCCTTCGTAATTGTCTCCTCTGCGAAACACTGTAATCTTATGACCAAGATAGGTTCCAATAACATCACGTATCATTCGACCGGAAAGCACTCGGCCAGCATTATCTCCATCTAGCACATTGAAACTTCGATTATAAGTCGAAATTGCAACATCTGCATCAAACTCAATGCCGTTCAATTTGATATAGCTCATTTAACCCTCCACCAAATTTACGCCGATACGCTGAACTTCGCTCTGAGTTGCTTGATAAGATACGCGACCAAGCACCTGCTTGTCGATTTCCAAGATAGCTATATTGGAGCCGCCACCACCATATCGCTGCATCCCACGGGCAACAGCGGCTTCAATCTCAGATGTTGGAGCCTCTATATTTGTCCCGCTCTTTTGATCTCCCAGTACGGCGAGGAACTCTCTGTTAGGCGGTATGACCGCGCCTTTTGCAAGGGCAGGAACGTCATCAATTGAAAGCCTTGGTACTGACATTCGGCCTGAGCCGGATCTGGCTGAAAAGGAACCGCTACTTGTTTTTCCGCTACTGTTTAATGCTTTGAGCGCAACGCCACCGCCTAAAAGGGCTATTCCAGCCAGCAAGAAAAACGGATTAAGCGTCATTGCTCCGATTGCCACTAATGCAATACCAGCGAGCAGGAGCGCCGTAGATACCCACTGAGATACCTGATCAAGCTGCAACACTTCAACCCAACTTTTCATTTCAGTGCTATTGGATGCAGCTAATGCCGTACCAGCAATAAACAACCCAATTCCAGCAACTAGCAAGGCAATGCCGATCCCCTGCATACCTGGAACCAGAATCAAAACGAGGCCAATTATTGCAATGTACGGCGATATCTCTACCATTGCCGCGGACAGTGCAGAAACGATAGTATCAATTAGCGATTCGCCGCCATCCATTTCCATCTTGCTAAATGCAAAGATCGCAATACCAAGAACAATTAAACCGATTCCTAGGGCAATTTGACCTGCAACCAAGAGCACTATGCCAATTATGGCAATCCATGGGCCAATAACTTCTGCGGCCTCTTGCAATCTCGTTAGGATATTTTGTATAAAATCCCCCTCATCGCCTGCGGCTTTACCCACGGCCCAAATCGCCGCACCTGCAATAATGAAGGAAATACCCATTAAGATATTCCCCATGATTACAAGGAGAACACCAAGAACCGCGATCAGGGGGCCAACTACTACAGCCGCCTCCGAAAGTCTTGTTTTTATGTTTTCAACAAAATCCCCCTCATCGCCTGCGGCTTTACCCACGGCCCAAAGGGCTGCTCCAGCGATAATAAACGCCACACCAAGTAGGATGTGTCCAGTGATGACAAGAAAAACACCTAAAACGGCAATCAGGGGACCAATGACTGCGGCCGCCTCCGAAAGTCTTGTTAAAATATTTTGGATAAAGTCTCCTTCGTCTCCAGATGCCGCCCCCGTAGCCCAAATTGCTGCGCCCATAATGATTAACGAAATGCCAATAAGAATATGTCCCGTAATAACCAAAAGAACGCCAATCACGGCAACCAGAGGCCCGATAATAGAAAGGGCCTCACCAAGCCCTCCTTGTAATAACGCCTTTATAGCTTCTGGATTCGATGTAACAGCATCCACAATAGCAAGCGCACCAGCTACCATCAAGGCGAGTCCGACCGGGATACTTGCTCCTGTAAATACAAGAATTGCACCAATTGCAAGGAGGGCAGCACCAGTAAGTAGCTCAAGGATGGCCGAAAGGGCATCCTGAATACTGGTTTTTACAATAGAGAAATCTGGCTCGATTGATTGGTCCTGTTGTGCCTGATTTTCGCTTTTATTGCTGCTCCCTGAAAGCTGGTTGATTTCATCAAAAGAAGCGAGCGATTTCCCGGCCTCCTCAGCCGCCTCACCCGTTTTTTCAAGTGCTTCTGTTTCCTCATACAGATTTTCAGCGGAGTCCGCAGCTTTCTCTGCTGTTGTACCAAAAAGCGCAGCAGTAATCCGGGCGGCCATTGAAATTATACGGGCCAACATATCGACAAAACTTGTAAATGCTGGTATAATGACCTCAATCATTGGTTGGGCGAGTGTCAGGAGAGCCCCTTTTAGGCGTGCAATAGATGCTCTAGCCTCGTCATTTGTTTTGATGACTTTCCCCATCCATTCACGGAACTTCGCAAGACCTTGTGTAATGACCGTGAATACAAGCGCACTTCTGATAACTTCACGCATGCGAGAGGAAAATTTGCTTGCGCTCTTTTGCGCTCTATCTACTGATTTTGCCATTTTGGCGGCGGCAGGGCCGGACTTTGCCATGTTCTGCTGGAGCCCTCCGGCTTCCTCTTTTGCCAGGTTCAACTTTCCTTCTAATCCAGAAATTTTGGAATCATAATCTGAAAGCGCTTTTTCAGCCTGCCTCCACTCTTTCTCAATTGCGTCAACCTTTTCTTGTTGCTTTTTCAATTTGGAATCGACCATAGGCCTGTCAGAATAGGCACGCATATAGTCATCAGCGGACGAACCAGGTTTCATGGCGGCATTGATAGCATTCTGTTCGTCCTGGAGCATGGATAACTGCTTCCTGGCCTCCTCCAACTCCGCATTTACAACGTTGAGGTTTTCTACTAAAGGAAACCTTCCCTGCTTTTTGGACGTAAGTTGATCTTCGAGCGATTGGATTTTCTTAGCAAGCTGATTCAGCTCTTTTTGTGCTTTCTTATTGTCAATATTGGTTTCAATGACGATAGAGCCGTCAGCGGCCATATTAAACACCACCTTGAGGGGAGAGATTTACATTGGAAGGGTACAAGGAAATCATTATTACAAGAGAAAAATCGCCGTGGGGATGCGCTGTTGACTTTACAGTGCTTTTGGATGACAAAGTGGTTGGGATTTTAAGAAACGGCACAACAATTTCTGCATATGCCCAAGACGGCCCGCATACCCTTTCGTTCCAAAAGGGGCGAAAGATAGACTGCTCAATTTCAATCCTCGTATCGCCGGATGACACTACAAAAGTTGTAAACACAGCAATATCTGGATCACACCTCGTAGTTGAGAGTGAATACGCAACAAATACGCCGCAGGCAGCCGTATTTGATACAGAAAACAACCCAAAAAACCGGAATAGACGTGTTAAAAACAATGTTCTATTCGCCGTTGTAATTATTGCCGCTGTTCTTGCGGCTGTTGCCGTTACCTTTGGCGGACGTTCTGCTAAACCATCAAATTCTGGTTCCAATGGGCCAGCGCAAAACGAACTTGTCAACCAGCAGACACAGCAGCCAGAACCATCCGAGAAAATAGATGAAAACAGTGTCGGCATTGATGGAACGCTAAATGCAGACCGATTTGACCTGTCGATTGTGGATATAAAATGGACAACCGCTCTTGAAACATCGCTCGGCACAATAGAGCCGGAAGATTCAGGAAAGGGGCTATTGTGTGTAATCTTTTCTGCAAAGAACACAACGGAAAATGTTCAAAATGTAGCAAACATTGGCTTTAATGCTTACGCCGATGGGCGAAAGGTGTTGCCGAAGGTCGTTGTTGGCACCGTAGATGATGCGGTGGTATTTGTTGGTGCTGTTTCTCCTGGTATGGAAATTGTCGGGCATGTTGTATGGGAACTTCCAGACGATTGGGAGGAATTTCAAACATCTTATATCGATCTTGGAAGTGCCAGAGACAGCAAACAGCACTTTACAATTCACAGGGAAGATATTAATTAGTTATAAGAGCCCCCGCTACCTCATATCGAGATAGCGGGGGCTTTTTTATGCCGTCAGTTCTTTTGTTCCATCCATCCCAGGCAAGCACATCTGCCCAGTGATTTGACGGTTAAAGGAAACCGGGACCGGGATGTTCCAGGTTGCGAATACGTCTCTTGTCATAGCGCCCACCTCCTGGGGCGTACTGCCCATGTCCAGCATCACTCGACGGGTAATTCGGATCAGGTTTGCAATGGCGTTGGGAGATACCTCCGGGGCAATGCGGGCGGGTGATTTTAACTGCTCGTTCATCTTCTCAAAGGCCGTGACGTAGGCCGCTGTAAACAGTACGCCTTTTTTGCCTTGCATTTTGTTTGCAATCATGTCACAGCCCTTTTTGGTGATTAAATAGCTGGGCCGTTCTTGGTTGTTTCCATCCATGTAGCTGCTTTCAATGAAGAAAGAGCCGTGGGCGAAGTTCCCCTCGGCTAAATACTGCTGGTAGGTCCGAATACTTTTCAAAAGCTCGTTATGATTTCTTCCAACCATTTCAGCCACGTCCCGACTATCAACTACATCTATGTCGTGGAAATTAAAAACTTTAAGTTCGTTCATGCGGTCGTCTCCTTCCAACTGAATCCAGAATCTATGCAGCTCCCAAGCAAACGGTCACGCACTTCAATGGTGTTTTTCCAAAGGAGCGCCATAGCCTCCCTCACTGGATTCGCTTCCTCGCTGGACTCGTACATACTGGCAAGCAGGATTTCCATTGTACTGCAAATCTGGTTTAGGTCGTTTGCTGATTCTTCCACCGAATCACGCAACTGAATCATTTCTGGCCTCATTCCGCATCACCGCCTTTCACCGCGATAACCACCTGTTCGGCCCTTACACCCAGATAGGCGGCGGCAATACGCTTGACCCAATGCTCGTTGTTAGTCAACTGGTTAAGCAATTCTTGAAGAGTGTTTTTCTCGTTCATATGGAAAACCTCTTTTCATATTGATTAGAGGCTCCCACTGTGATAGAATGGATTTATCCAGTGGGAGACCTCTGGTGATGTAGAGTGTTGGTGTTGCTTGCTAGGCCCGCCAGCACTCTATTTTTCTACCTCAGACCTAACCTTTTGGATACCAAGCCGGATAATATCACTTCTTGTTTTGTCCAACTTCTCACAGCAAAAATCTAAGTCTTCAATCGTTTGTTTGTCGGCTCTGATTTTTAACTGTATATCTTTCGGGTTTTCGGCCTTTGGTCTGCCTGTACGGGGCGACATTTTATCACCTTCTTTCTGTGTACACATTTATTATATAGCGTGTACACAGAAAGTCAAGAGGTTTTCCAAAAATATTTCCGCTATCTCAATATGAAGTTTTCAAGGTGCAGTTAACCGGAGGTTATCCCCCTGTCCAAATCTTTACAAGGTCATTCTCCGCCTCGCTGTAAGTCTGCTTGATGTCGATAATGTCACGGTTCTTTCGGTAGAACTCCCTGTCAGACTTGTCCAACGGCTTGCCCTTTGCCTTCTTGTCGCGGATGCGGACGATCTGGGCAAAGAGGCAGTCCCCTATTTCTGCGTAGGCCGCGAGGATAGTCCACCAGTGGATGCCGCCCGTGTTGGTTTCGATGTCGTAGTCCACAGCGCGGGCTTCATAGCCCAGCACACGGTTGATAGGGGCAATGATGCGGGGGAAGTCCATAGGCCAATCCACAAGGTGGGGGCCTTTCTGCTCCCGTGGTTCCTCGCCGCCGTTGATGAATCGAAAAACCTCTTTCATGGCCGCGTCATAGTCGGTCAGCTCGTCAAAATCCACATAGAAGATTTGGAGCACGTCAAGGGCGCGGTCTTCCTCGCTGGAATCTGGGTCGTTCATGGCCTCGAAGATGTCGAGGATAACCCGATAATCATAGCGGATAGCAAACTCCTGCCCGTCTATATCCACGCTTTTTGGAAGTCCATAGCTCATGGCGTGCTCCTTTGGTTACTTCTTCTGATACTTCTGGTATTTCGCTGTGTACTTGCTGATGCGCGGGTTAGTAAGCTTCTGCTCTCTGGTGAAAGTGGTATCAATCTCATCCATGACCGCCATCATCAAGTTGCACCAGACAGGGAGGCCGTTGGCAATGGCATAGACATTCATGCCGCCGAAGACAGACTCGCTCACAGGGGCCTCGAACACGCCGTCAATAATGCCGCGCATTTCAGCGTCCCGCTCTTTGGCAAACTCGAAGATTTCCTTCTTGTCCACCATCTTCTCGATCTGTGCTTTGTAGCTCTCCTGCTTCTTGTCCAGATCCTCAAAAGCGGAGTACAGCCGCTCAACGAAGTTGCTGTCAGTGGGGTTGAACGACACCTCGCACTTGCCATTCAAAGAATATGTAACAAGGCCGGAGTCAAAATTCAGTTCCTTCATAAGTTAAACCTCCACGGTTCCCGGTGTGAATTTCACAGTTCCAGCACTAATCGATGCTGTACCAACAGTTCTAGTGCCGCCATATGTAACATCAATTGGCATCCCAATTGTGCCACCGCCTTCACCACCGAGCCCGGACGGCAAAATAGAGCATGAGGAGTATCTTTCAGCAAATACCGCTGTTCCGGCCGTCCCCGCATACAGATGGACAATAAGCATATCTTGATTCATCAAAGCGTTCACGTTCTGATCTTTGATAGCAAGGTTCCAGATTTTTTCCTGTGCTGCGTCATCTGCATCCAACTCACATGGGTCAAAGGTTTGTGTAATGGTTGGTTTCTTCCCGTTGGTATAGGTATTTCCAAAAATATCAACTTTGGTTTCTGTTTGCCAGTCGTATTCGGCTGAACTGTCCTCTACACGCTTACCGATGGGAGACCACGTAGGCGTAGAGCTCTCTCCAGTGTTTAGGTAAGCAATTAACATTTCACGGCCTACGGTCTGGCCCGGCGTAGTATTAAAAGTCAAATCAGACTCAGGCATTGTTTTTCTCCTTTCAAACGCCAACTTCATATGTCAGTTTCATCAAAATCTGGTAGTCTTCATAACCGTCCTCATAAGCGGCAAATTTAGAGGATTGTGTGGTGGGCTCAACTCGGAGCGCCCGAATCTCGTCTCCCAAATCAGGAAGATTTTTTCTTGCCCAGTCACCGAAGTGGTTCAGTAGCTCGTCAGCCTCCAGGCGCTTGTCGTTGCTGCGCCCAGGCTTAATACGATAAATTAGTTTGAATTGGTACTCCGCCTGATAGCCGCCCAGGATGAACCGCTTTGTGATATAGGTCCCCTGGATGGTAGACAATGCCATACCGGTCTCGTCTCCCTGGTCAGCGGACAGAAACTCATATTTAATGATGTCCACCGGCTTTTCCGGGAAGGTATTGGCCCACACCCGCATGGAGCGGGAGATTTTATCCACTTCTTCTGTCGCCGCCAGCATGCGGGGTTTCTCTTTTTTCTCAGAGTTCACGTTTCACCGCCTTATCCGCCGTCCGAATCCAGTTATCCAAATTCTCGGCCTTGCTGGCTTCGAACCAATGGGATTGTGCCTGCGCATGTGATGCTGTATTAAATACAAGGTTTTTGTCAGTCAAGACCTTTGTTGTGCCCTTTGATGCATAACTGCTACCTGTAGCCGGGTCTACCATTAGTTTTCCAAAATATAAGTAGCGTGCATATGGGCCTGGGTAAATCACTTCTGAACCATCTACCCGCGTCCGTTTGTCCAATGATCCGGTAAGCATCGGAACATATGGTGATGTGTCCTTCCGCACCTGGAGTGCCACAGTATGCTCCGCTTTGGTGCACTCCTCATCCAACTTGTCCCTGATTGCCTCCAGCCCTTCGGCGCGGAAACTGAATTTCAGCATTAAACCCCACCAACTTCCCAGTGAGCCATTTCACCGCCGAAGTCCTTTTCATCGACTTTAGTAATATCGTACACACCGTCGTAGTCGGCCTCTATGGTCTGTACCGTCCATTCCGGGTGTATAGCCTCACCCTTGATGAAAAAACTATCACGGGCCACAGAGAGCGTCCATAGGTCGCTTTTATCATCTGCTTTCCAGAACTCGACTGGCCCGACATACCTTCTTTGGATGCCTGTCACACCGTCCAACGCCTCAACCGAAAATGGAATGTACAGGTTGACTGCATCCGCGCTTTCCAGCCCGCTCTTGGTTACATTGGAACCCTTAGAGGCATCCAGGAGGACTCCCCGTAGGACAGTGATGTGGTTCACTGTGGTCTCCTCAAAGGTGGAATGGTCCGTCTCAACGTAGGTGTTATAGACCGTCACAACATGGGGGAACATGTCCATAGCCGCACCCCCTTCCACGGTATAGAAGGCCCGTACCGGCTAAATACTGCGCTGCAACAGATGCAAGATGTGTTTGTGCCGACTGAGCCACTGCCGTGGCCTGCTGGGCACTTTCACCGCCGCTTCGGTAAGCTTTGGACCAGCTACCCACACTCTGGCTTTGCAACTCTCCGGCCTCTCCAGCATTTGCGGAGTTTTTAAGAGCATTCAGGGCCGCTTGCTGGGCAAGGTCGATGCTCTGGTACTGTTCTGCCACGGCGCAACAGGCCATTTTCAGTGCATCCAACTCGCTGTTTGAGGCCGCCCGCCCCTGCGTGTAGTAATCCAAGAAATAACTTGCACGCAGGGACAGACGAGGGAAGTCAGCCTTTTGGATAGTCTTGCCTAGATACGCAGCAGTGTAATACTCATAATCTGCGTAAGCCATCAGGCCGCCTCCTTACTTCTTCGCACGGGCTTTCGTCTTAGCCTGCGGCTCAAACGTCGCCCCAGTGAAACTAAATTTCGCTACGCTGGAATCATCAACAAGCACCTCGAAGGTGTCATCCTTGGTCACCTGGAAGACAATGTCCGCGTCAAACAGGATGTTTTCCTTTGTGGGAGAGCCATTTTTCTTGAAGGTCATTTGTGTTCCGGTCTTTGTCAGGTGAAACGGGAAATAATACCCGCTCTGCTCGTCCGGGGCGCTGCTGAACTCGGTGTAGTTGGTCACATAATGAAATGTGCCCGTTACAGCGCCGTTCGCATAGACCTTCAGGTCATCACCCACAAGCTCGGAAACCTGTTTCCCCAATAGGGTCTGACCGCTGGGGAATAGCGTTAAAGTGTCAGACCCTATTAACCCCCCGCCGGTGCGTAAACAGCAAAAGGGAAGGCGTTCTCATTGCCGACGTTGAAGGCGTTGATGGGATTGGGAATCTCCCAGCCCAGCCGCATGACGGCGCGGAGGGCCACCATGTCGTTCTGCATCAGGTTATAAAGGATATTGCCAGTGGTGGGATCTTGTACCACGCCGCTGTCGAAAATCTTGAAGGTCATATCCTGCCGAATGGCGTAGACCAGTTGGCTCCAGTCGCCCACGATAGCTAGGGATTCCTCCGGGTCGTAAGCACCGTTCACGGGGAAGTACATGCTCATGCCGTCCAGCGCGTAGCGGGTATCCCCCTGCATATCGGTCTTGAAAATGGGCTGACCGTTCTTATCCACAAGGCCGCGCAGCTTGGCGCGCATCTGGATAGCCGCCATTACGCCGTTGGGGATATAGCCGCTCTCCTCCACTTTGGCAATCACGCCGCCCTCGCCCATGATGTCCTTGAAAATGTCGCTGGTAGCGGTCACAACAGCGCTTGCGGTAGTGGCAGAAGGGACAAGGCCATCACGCCAAGAAGTCGGCTTGTCCGTGCCGTACAGAATAGCGGCGTCGATGACCTTTCCGAATGCCTCCTGGAGTCTAGGCCGAACCTCGCCCCAGATATCGTAATCGCTATCATCCAACACCGCTTCTGGAATGGGGACGATAACCGCGATTTCCTCAGCGTAAATTTTTTTCTTGTCCCAAGCCATGTTTGTGGTCTTTTTCAGCGAAGCCTTGGAGTCGGACGCTCCGGTGGTTGGCTCACCATTGACGAAGTAGGCGGTGGGCAGTGCGTCCAGAACATTGAGGGTCTGTGTCTTACTGGTCATGTTGGGCAGCCGACGGGCCATCCGCAGCACAGCGGACTCCGTTACGGCCCCCTGGATAATTTCACGGGTTACGGGCTCAGGGATAAGCCCAGAAAGTTTGCTTCTATCGATAATGTCAACTGCCATTTATGTTCTCCTTTCATTTCAGTGCGCCCCGGATCAGGGCGTTCATTACATCGTTTTCTCCTGTTTTTGTCTTCCCTCCGCCCACTGGAGCAGTCCAGTCAAAAGAAGTCTTCTTGCGGTCGGCGGTAAGCGCGTCCACGGCCTGCTCAAAGGTGGTCTTGTCGTCCACCATCTTCCCTGCCTTGAAAGCGATGAACTCCGCCTCCTCGCCGGTCAAGCCCTTTTTCAGGACATACAACTCACGCTTCAACTGGTCTCTCTCCGCTTCTGCGGTTGTCAGCTTTCCGGAGAGAGTATCCCTCTCGCCAGTCAGCTTGTCCCAGCGTTCTTTCTCTCCGGCCTGCCCGTCCTTCCAGGTGCGGTAGGCGGTCAGCTCTTCTTCGCTGGGCATACCCTTCATGGCTTTCGCAAGCCGCTTGCCGATCATGGCATCCACTTCCTCCTGCGTGAAGGTCTTCGCAGGGGCGGGCTCCGGCGCAGGGGCCTGGGTAGGATTATTGATAGGTTCGCTCATAGTAGTTACCTCCGTTTATTGTCAGGGCCGTCGCCCTGCGGTTTTACGCCTCTCGGCAAAACAAAAAGAGCCATCAACCACCGAGGGATCCTCGGAAACTGATGGCTCTTGGCTCACAGGCTCTTGGCTCTATGCGATATTTACTTCCATGTCGTGCTTACATGCCTTGCATCGAAACGGCATGTGCTCTACTTTGGTATCCGGTCGAACCGGGAAAAGAGCTTTCCCGCAGTACGGGCAGCAATACCATGTTTTCCCGTTAATTTCTTTTATCACGCGCTGCCCTCCACAACATACCACTTGCACTTCTCGCAGACTTCATTTGCTTTATCTACGTCAAACGGCTCTATTGCAAGCTCCATGTCCATCTCGTCCTCCCGAACTTCTTGGACCTCATAGCACTCTCCATATAGGATTTCTCGCCCAAAAAGAGGGCAAACGCATTTATCATTGTGATTTTTCGCCATATCATTTCCCCTCCAAATAGTCCCGATACTTCTTTCTCAGCTTTTCCGGGACCGCTGTTACAATCTTCCCGTCAACGCTTAAAACTACATAACCGCTATCTGCCAAGAATTTCAATGTATTCCGGTCAGTCTGATACAAAACTAACCTGCTGTTATTTATGATACTCTGCGACGCTTCAATCGTCAATGCAGATCTATCCGGTTTCATCGTAAGGTTATTTGCAAAGTGGTCTGTCACGCCGCTAATCTGCGGCGGGTCAAGCTGCACCTGATATTGTCTGGAAGAGAATTTACCGACAATTTTTATGTTCCCTTGATATGATTCCAGCCCGGAAAATTGTTTTATGCTGGTTAGCCCTTCCGGATATTGAACCTGCATTCTTTCTCTTTGTAACGGTAGCCCCGCCGCCTCGCTGAACGCCTTGTATTCCTGATTCAGTCTCCGGATATGGGTAGTCACCGCCTGGTAGTTCTCCGTCAGCCCTGCGGCCTTGTATGCGGTCTGTTCTCGCTTCAGCTTGCGGATAGTTCGCTCGACCTGCCGCTGTTTCTGTGTGGCCTCATAAGCTGTGTAGTGCTTTCCCTCAAAATCCACGTCGTGCCCATCGTCTATGTGAGCAAGTTCTTCGTCGGTATATGTTCGCTCCATCACACCATCCACAAAGGCAGTCCTGATATGTCGGCAGTTTGCACCCTCCAAGCC